TCACTTTATTTATTTTGTTTTTGTTTTTGTTTTTGTTTTTGTTTTTGTTTTTGTTTTTCATTTTATTTTGGTTAATTGCTTCGTCTAAATTACGTTGCGTTGTATTTGACTGATCTTAGATCCATGATGGGCTCAAAGTGTGCATTGTTGGTATTTAGGATGATCATTGGAATAGAGTCATCATTACCACCATTGTGCTGAATAGCTGAGCTTACAATGTTGCCGTTGTTTCCGAATCTAGAATAAAGGACTAAGATGTTCACTCTATAATAAGCTGCTGCTATCAAAACAACTGATTGGTTTGCCCATTCTTGATTTATCACTCGTATAATTTCATAATCCTCATCGATTAATGGCTTTCCTATATCTAAGAAATGCTGTCTTAACATGATTGAATTTTCTTGAAAGTACGTATTCATATTATTTCTCATCTCTCTAGCTGTCATTAGCATATCAGGCGATTTATTATAAAAGTGGTTAGCTATAGAATGATAGAAGCAACTTCCGTCACCATTTACATCTATAATTTTTAAGTTATTATCTGCTAAGAAAATAGAGAGATCTTTTGTTGAGATGTTTATAACATTATTGAAATGATCTGCGAGCTCAAATAATTTGTTTCTTTCATTAATTATCATCAAAGGACGTATTCTCTCCCATTCATCTTCGTTATCGGGATTTCTGAATAACACTCGAATATCATCTTTTTTGATATTAATTGTCTCAGATGTATTCTTTGAAAATAGAGTTTCTTTGTCATACTCATCCATAAATGGTAAATTATCATATAAATTTTCTTTGTCGAATCTAATAACATTTGAATTCTCTTTGCTTTTCTTGCTCTTATAATTGTTACTTTTCTTGTCGTACTCAAATCCATCATCTGTGTTTTCTTCACCTTTTTGGAATGACTTTGAGTATTCATCAACTAGCTTTTTCTTTCTTATATTTCTTGAATTATTGGACTTTTTCTTTAGAGTGTGAATTTCCAATCTATCATTATAACAAAGCCAAGATGATAGAGAGAGTTCTTCTGTATTTGGGTTGATAAGTTTGTATTCATCATCTAAAATCATCTTATAATCATTGAGACTCTTTTGAGTTCTCATAATTTTAGTGAATTTATCCCACACTGGATGCAAAAAGTTGAAAGTTAAATTTGAATAAGTCATAACATCGTATGTAAATGGGTCTATTTTTTCCATAGCATCAGAAAAGAACTCAACTTGTTTTTTTGTGAAATCAGACAATGAATCAGCAAGGAAAGAGGCAATAGGAGGAGCATATTTTTTCATCAATTCTATTTCTCTAGGCGTCAGTTCAGATCCCAACATTTTCACATTTCCAAATGAATCACTGTCTATCTTATGTTTCATGGAAGGGCTCGTCTTCTTCTCTTCATCTGTTGCTTTATCATTATCTTCATTGTCAGAGCTAAGATAAGCTGTTAAGTCATTGTAATCATTATCCTCATCTGAATCAGACAATCTTTCACTGTTTATAAGCTTCATCATTGAAATATATGCTTCGGAAAACATACTTGTGTCATTTGTTTGCATCACTGAAGCTGCAATTGAATTCATCATGGTTTCAGAAGCTGAGGAAACATTCTCCAGCTCTATTATCTCACTTCTCTTCATTGGATCCTGATTCAATAATCTGAAGTCTGTTCTTTTGGATTCGTTAAATCTTCCTCTTGACATAAAAGAAGTTCTCATACTAATCTTGGCGTGGATAACCTTGCTAATTGATCTAATTAAGTTGAGCTGTCTTAATGAATCACCTTTTTTTGAACTGATCATTGCAGGAGAAATAGATTTAACTTCAGACACTGCAATTTCTGGGTCATTAACAAAAGCTCTCTGAAGAGAACTCTTATCATCCGAGGATGGTATTCTATCGACAATTTCTTTAAGAGTTTCTTCAGTGCTTCTCAAACCTTCGAGCATATAATTTGTCAGTTCTCTGTTTAATGATGAAAAGCTCATCCATGAGTCAGAGAACTTTTTGAAACAATAAGTCAAAACAGGGTCATCAGAAAATTCTGACAAATATGGATCCAAATAAAAGTACGGTGTGTCAAAATCTTTAGTATGAATCTCATTAATTGTCAGAGAGCAAGTTAGTGTAGGATAATAAATGTTTTGCACGCCATTTGCAGTTACAAATTTTGATTCATTAGTTGAAATCGTTCCTCTATTTTTTCCAGTGAAGTCTTTCATTGATTGTTCGAACTGTGCATAAAACTTATCAATTGAAATTTTACCTTTTATTTTGTTCAAACTATCTTTAACTCTTTTCTTTTTAATATTCTTCCCAAAAGCTGGAGCATAAGCTTTATCATCATTTCCGTAGTCTGCCAAGTCTGATACAAAAAGTTTGTCTGATAGAATTGAATTCTTGTAAAATACTGAGTCCAAATGTTTGATAACTTCATTATAAGTTGATTCACTGAAATCTGCTTCATCAACATCAAAGCGATTGAAATGAATCATTCTTCCAATTGCGTCTCTTCTCATAGAAGAATAAAAATTCCTGTCTCCTATTTTGACAATTTCTTCTAGCTTTGATCTTGCTTTAGCTGCTGATCTAATAATTTCAGTTTCCTCTATTCTAAAATTAGGTTCCAAGTAATTATTGCTTAAAATAAATTTATTAGAGGCCATAGCATTTTTATACAATCCTACATTTATGGAGCGGAACGAACTCTCTGGATCTAATCCATCTTCTTCCATTACATCAACAAAAGTTTTAAATCCAATTTCTCCAATTCTTCTTAGAGTGTCAAGAACTCTATCTGTTGATGATGCATCTTTTTTGGCCGTTTTCTCATAAGAATAATCTCTTAATCCGAATTGCTTATAAGTTCTATCATCAGAATCCTTTGTTGACTTATAAACGCTAGAATCAATTTCTTTTAAAGCTTTTGACATTTGATCAAATATTTTGGTTGTTTCATCAGACTTCTCAAATATAGAGTAGTTTTTCACTATCTCTTCAGAAGTCATCATATTGTACTTCATAGCATTGTAGACTCTTAACTTATCAGTACCAAAATTAAAAGAAAGAGTTGAAATAGACACCTGAGCATTTGCAATTGAAGGAACAACAGCTGAAGAAAAGTACCTGGTTGATCTGCTTAAAGATGAATCAACGTATTCTATTTTTTTGTCTATGAAACCTCGAATGTCAATTATTATGGAATCTTTAATCTTGTGAAAGTATGGGTCAACAGAAGTCAATCCTAAATCTTTACAAATCTTTGACAATTTCTTCCTCACTTCAATTGGAATCTTTTCTTTATCTTGAAACATATAAGAAATGCTTCTTCTTCTATAAAATATTCTAAAAGTGTAATTAGATACGCATATATCAACTATTCCATAGATCTCTTTCTTAGTTGGAGGTGAAAGTGCAGTTGATTCAAAAGCTTCTATTATTTCTGAACATAACTCATCTCTCTGCAGAGGGGAAATTAAAATTTTATTTCTCACTAATATAGTATATAGAAATTCTGATAATGTGTTTTTTGATGAAATGGAGAAATCAGAGAAAGCATTTTTTATCAGAGTCATAGTAATATCAGACATTAATGGATCAAAATAAGTTATTCTTGGATTAACCCAATGAGTCAAAGAAAAAATTGAGGTGAATCTAGAAATGCTCATTTCTTTTGTTTCTAAAGACTTTCTCAATTCTTTTATTTTGAGATTTTGATCTTCTATCTCTTCAGTGAGTCGAGACTTTTGAGATAGCCAAGTCTCTGAGCCGAATTTTCTCGGACCTTGAACAATTTCTATCGTCTTCTTTTCTTCTTGAAGTTCTCTTAACTTAGTCAAAGAAGACTCCAATAGCTTGCCGACTGAGCTCATATCAGTTATAGAATGATAGTACAAGACAATTGAAGTAAAGAAATCCCTTATTTGATATGGTAGATGCATTTTAATTTCCTTGTGCTTTGTTATGGAAGTGTGGGATAAAGTGTTTCCGACAAAATGAGATATTTTATTAGTTATCATGGCTAGTCTGGATGATTCAGATAAAACTGGATTTCCTGAAGCTAATCTCACAACGTTGTAAACATCATTTAATTCTTCAGCTATTTCGCTCATTTGGACTCTATCATTAGAATTTCCTTTGTTATAAATGGTCTTATTTCTAGGCTTAGCTGACCACAAATATTCAGCTCTTGTGTAACACATGCGCCCTAAATTATATACATATGCTGATAAAGATGATCCTCTTCTTATAGGAGCCAACGAAGTCAAAGTTTTTTGTTCAATTGATTGACTAATAACAAAATCAATTAACTTCATTGGATCATCTTTATATGGCGATAATAATAATGACTCTGCAAAAGTTTCAGACAACCATGGAATCACTGCTCTATAATTGGCTAACGAAGAGAGCATTTCTGTTCTACTATGAGTTACTCTTTTATCATCATACCAAAAATATCTAATAACATTGATTAAAGATATTGTGAAATCAAAATCATCTCTTTGCATTTTTATAACGACTAATCTTCTCGCTCTTTGATTACCTATTTTAACTGGAGTCAGATTTTTGAGATCAATGATTGATTTTCTCATTATCTCCAAAACACTTTTGTTAAAAATAGTTGTCGTAACCACTCTAGAGTCACCAGAAGTTGATATCAATCTAGATGTTTTCAGAGCATTAAATCTGTCTGATTCGAAATCAGTAAACTCAGCTAAATCAGAATTTTTCCTAATTAGCACCGCAATCCGATTAATGTAATCATCGCAAATTTTCAATAAACTTTGCTTAAAAACTACTTTTGATGAAGTTTCTTCGTCAAACTCAAGATTTTTGTCTAACATATCGATAACTTTAAGATTTAGAGTTCTAGATTCTGTTGCTGCTTCAATCTGTTCTGGTTCAAGAGGCTTTGAGAGGTAGACTTCTATTGATCTCAAGGAATCAACGCAAGTTTGTCTCAAGAGTTCTTTATTCTCTTGGATTTTGAGATTCTTTTCTCTAAGGTCTAAGGCTCTAGAAACACAAGCAAATTGTAGTGAATAAACTGAAACTCTCATGTATTTTGACACACTTGGATAAGAAAAAGAAGAAGCTGTCATGGGATTGCTAACCATTTTAGCAACTCTAGCGACTGAATCTAAGACAGTTCTACTATATCCGAACATAATTCCTGGGTTAGCAATAATATGATCTTTCCAAGTGAATTTTTCATCAGGAAAGAATTTATTGATTTTCTTTTCTATACCATTTCTGAAAACTTGGTATCTGTAGTGATTTCCAATAACTATAGATAAACCTAAGCTGACTCCTCCCAACTCTCCAAAGTCGAATTCTGATGACTCATTAATCGTCAATTGAGTTAATTGACATTCCTGTGATGATTGGAAGTTTAAATAGTTCATAAAATCTGCACCGACAATTCCACTAGCCAAGTTAGGCTCAATAGGCAAAAATCCAAAAGCTGGATGTTGGAGTTTTAATAACTTTTTTGCATAATCTGGAAAATTTGCATTTAGTAAAGAGCCGAAAAACTGATAATGTGAATCATATTGAATTATTTGTATGACTGAAGCTAAAAAAGTTGTTCCTCCATTCTCAATGATGACTTTTCTAAGACCAGCATTTACATGCATGCGACCATCAAATCTAGGAATATTTTTTGGCTTTATACTTGTAACTGGAAATTTGATGAGAGGAGTTAACACGGTGTTTGCAATGTACCACCTAGAATTGAATTCAACCAAATTACCTGTTGCGAAAAAGACTGCCTTAGTTCCTGGTTTGATAGTTAATTTGTTGTACATCAACTCTGTTGCTTTGCAAATGACTCTCAGAGCGAAAAGCACAATAAAAGCACTAGCTGGGTTATTGTAGAGTATCGACCTCATCATAGCAGCATCATCAGACGAAGCAGCTGTCGTCTCAATCAGTTTAAATCTATCATTGTATTTTTTGTTTGAGTTGAGCATCATCTCAACCATTTTCTGGTTAGAATCTTCAGTGAATATCAAATATGCCGCATGGAGAAGTGATGATAAGTAATGAAGGATACCTTGCATAAAGTTTGACAGATTTTTAATGTATCTACCTCTGAAATTTATAATGTCATGTATTTCATCTTCAGTGAGAAATTGTGATCTAAGCTCATTAATCTCATCAGAACATATTGAAGAATATTTTGGATCATCTTCATGCATAGAATATTTCTCTATAATCACTTTAGGCAATTCTAATCTTTTCTTCGTTACCAAATTGAGAATGTTTAGAACATATGACAGAATATTATGCATGAATGATTCGTGACTGTCAGGATTTTTGTCAACTCTCTTGACAAACTCGTCAAACTCTTCATTAGTTTTTGAATCCTCCTCTGGAATTGTAACGCCAGTAATGAAGGATCCAAACACTCCCATAACAAATCTTTGACACCAAGTTGTTTGATCAACTGAATCATTAGCTGTTGTACTAAATTTGAACTTGTTTGCCCTAACCTCTCTTTTTCTTCTTTTTTCATGGCTTTCCATTCTTTCATTTTTCATAGGACCATGTTCTAGCATTTCATTTGGCAAGAGCCTGCAAAACGCTCTCATTATACACTCAGAAATAAGAATAGATAATCTAGAGACAATATCCAATATGAAGATCTCTCTAACTCCATTAAGTTGAGCTTTTTTAAAGAGTGTTGCATAAATGAATCCAATGTCTTTGGCCATTTTCAGAATCTGTTCACTGGAATATAAAATCTTATTGTCAATGTTGTGCATAGTTTCTTTCAATAACATGTTAAGCATAGCTTCCGCAACTTTGAGCTTTTCATTCATTAGAGCCTTCTTCTTTTCATTTTCTGTCTTTGGCTCATATTTTTTATCAAGATCAACAGGAATCTTTGCAGAGGCTTTGAGAGTTGACAAGAACTCAATGTTTCTTTGATTGAATAGATCAACTAAATTTTTACTGAAATCTGACTTCCAATCAAGGTTAGTTTTTTCTAATCTTTTAATCATATTTTTTCCTATCAAAAAAGCAAACTGAGGATCAAATGAGTGATTCTCAAAATCAAACTTGTCTGTTGGATACTTCTTCGTGAATAAGTTTTCAGTGTCCATCTTTCTCATCAAAAGTTCTTGTTGAATAACTTTTGAGAAGATTTTGAATTCTGCTGCAGTCCTGTCGGAGTCATCCTTGTTATGATAGGAACCAATATAAGAGATATTTAAAGCTATCTCATAATTTTGTAATTCACTCTTAGTTATGTAGCTGATGATTCCGCAGTATTCTATTCCCATTGCATCCTCATTTTCAAAGTCTGAATCTTTTAAAGTTGTTCTCGCTTCAGATTCAGAGGACTCTTCTGTTTGATTGGCCTTTTCTTTTTGCTTTTCACTGTCTTCATTGTCATAGTTATTTTCATTGGAATTCTCTTTGTTTTGATAATCTTCTTCATCTATTGAATCAGGAAACATGTTCTGTGATAATGTCTGACTTTCCTTCCAATGTTGAAGAATCTTGACTTTTATCTTCTTTATTGTGTTAGAAGCATCATTGTCAGCTAATATCAAATCATCTATATTGAAAGATGAGACTCCCTTTGTGTAACCTTGAGAATGAAGTTTCTGTCTTCTATTTGATTTCTTTTCTTCTGACCCAACTAAAAGAACTGGAGGATTCATTATCATGATGAGATTTGCTTCTATGTATTTTCTATAAATCCATGGCAATAATCTAGATTTTGGTCTTTTTTCCATTTTGTCAATAACATCAAAAGGAGATGGTAAAACATAATTATTTCTCAGGCAAGACATGTAAGAATATCTAAAATTAAGAATAGAGGAAGAAGTAGTCCCTTTTGATTCTAAATAGCAAAGCATTGAAAAATTGGCATGCTTCAAACAATCAGTATATCTACTGGTGATTTTCCTTTTTTGAGAATCGTAACAGAATTCACTTGGGCTTATTTTGTAAAGATCAAGCCAGAGAGCTGTGTTAGCGACAAACATCCAGTGAGAATCTAAATAGTGGTCCATTTTAACTTGAGTTATAGACATGAAGTCATAAATTACATAATCATCGTTAACAATTCTTGGTTTTTTAAACGGCAATCCTATTTCAGAATTCTCAAAGGCAAAATCAAATTGTTTTCTGGAATAAAGAACAGAAAAGAAAATATGATTGCTGTTTGTTGTGGTTTTAATTAAAATCCACACATCACAATTGTGTAATTTCTTGATGATGAATTTGCTATCTTCTCCAAACTTAGAAAGAGAAACATTAACTTCTGATAAGATCAAATGTAATACAAATAACGATTGAAACATGTTTGTTCTAGCCATTGTTGACATAAACATGTGTAAAGCTTGATTATCTAAACTTGAGAATTTCATTTTTGACTTTTCATCTTCATTTAAAAACAATGTGTTTAGCATATTTTGGCGAGCTTTTTCATATAGAGGCTTTACATCTTCATTGATGTAGGAAAATTCATTTTCCCCAACTTCATATATTGTCATGTCATCAACAAAGAGAGAAACATCTGTTGTGTCTGAGTCTAAAGAGAATGGCATTTTGTCCTTTTTCTTTTTATTGAGAACTAAAGGATCTTCTTTTTCTACCATTCTCTTAGCCCCCGGACCCAGTAGTGCTGCATACATGATCATTTCTTCATCTTGATTGATTGTAACTAAACCCTTACTTTTTCTATGAGTGGTTTGTCTTTTCTTATCAGAGGCTGATGAAACCATTTGAACAATAGAAGAGAATTCAGTTTCAGACAGTGTGTTAAAATTTGACTGATTGTTCCGAGCAGATGCAATGGCAGCCTTCCAATATCTCGCCATTGGCTCATCTTCTTTTATTATTGGTAAATTCTTTGAAACATATTCGTAATTTAAGTTTTGTTCAGGAGACTTATGCTCTATTTTTATCTTTGGTTTCATCAAACTTAATTGTACTATTGACTTCATGTCGGTTCTATGACTAAAGCCTTCTTTTTCGAGAACTGAGGGAATCTTATTAACTGAATTTAAGAAATTTTCTAATTTCTTCATTTGCAAGTCTAAATACTTTTCTCTTCCGATGTCAGAAGCATAAAATTCTAACTCATCTTTACTAAGATCAGTTGCCTTATTCATTGCTGCCACAGTATAATCATCAAGGGTGTTTGCACCATCTTTATTTGAAGTAACAATCAAATTTCTGACAGTCTCATACGTCATTATTAGTGGACTTGGATCTGATCTTGGAATTCCAGCTAAACCTTTCATGTGTTTGAAAGAATTTCTCAACTTCTTATCATCTTCAGAATAAGTGAAAGCATTCTTTAGTAAGAAATCTTCAGAGATCTTTCTGACTGAATGATTAATATCCATTCCAAGCTTAAAATAAGTGCATAACATCATTGCTAAATCAGACCTTCGAGTGTCATCAACTTGTAGATTAGTCCTGATCTGATTGTGAGAAACGACAATAACATAGAATTCAATTTGGATATTCATTATTTCTTTTATTTCATTTAGTGGAACTTTATAAGCATTTATTTTCTCCAGATATTTCTCATTAGTGTCTCCAGAAGTTGTTGCAATCTCAATGACTATCAGTTTTCCATCTTTGAAGCACATGAAATCAGGAGTTCTATCTATCCAAGATTCTTTCAAACCAGGAACCAATAATCCTAAAGGTTGCTCAACATGTTTTTCTCCAAATAATGACCAACATATGAGTTCATGTCTTAGTTTATTGAGAATGTATGCATCTAACTCCATGATAGTCTCTTGGTTGGAGTTATTCGTTGAAACGGAAGCAGATGAGCTCATGTTTAGTGTTCCTGAAAGAGTCACATAAGCTATCTTGTCAGATAACATTGTAGAAATTGTCAAATAAGGCAGATGATTTGTATCAACAGCTTCAGGAACATCAGAAAACATCTCAACAGTGTCTGTCTTTTCTGCTGATGTTTGCCTCATAATGATAGACAAAAAATCAGGAAGCTTACTAGGAATGGATTCAAGTCTCGCTAGAATCTTATTCTGCCGCTCTATATCCTTATTTAGTCGGATTATATTCATTTTATGCTGCTAAGTTATCGATAATATATTTT